GGGATCGAGCTGGTGCGCTGCTGGCACTTAACAGCGGATGGACTGTGGTCGACCCCGTCATCAGCGGCATGACGTGGGGTGGCGGCGTGATTGAGTGGACCGCGCCCGGCGTTTTTGTGGGCAGCTTCGACGGTTGCGCGTTCGACTTCCGCGCTGTTGGCATTTACGACTTCAGCGGTGCGGCGTTGGGCGGCACGATCACGCTGGCCAACAACAGCGGCGGAAGCATCACGGTGCGCCTGCCTGCTGGCGTGTCTTACGTCAACACCGACCCGGCAACGATCACGGTCACGACACCGGCCATCTATCAATCGGTGACGGTCAACGGTTTGGTGTCGGGTTCGCGGCTCCAGATTTACGACACTACGAACGGCATTGAGCTGGCGAACGTCATCACCGGCACGTCATACACATGGACAGACCCAGCACCGGCAGCGGCTGGGCGCGACATTCGGGTGCGAATCGCCTATGTGTCGGGATCGTCGGCCAAGCAGTTCATCGAGGCGAACATCGGCTCGGCAGGCACAGCAGCATCGACGGCTGCTGTGTCCTATCTGGCCAACCAACTGGACGACGCGGTTTACAGTGCCAACGCCATTGATGGCTCGACGGTTACGGGGATCACGATCAGCGACTCCATCGACCGGATGATTATCAACATCGGCGGCGGGTCGGTGTCGTGGCCTCAAATCTACGCCTACAACGTCTATTGGCTGCACACCGAAGAAGGCATCAGGGATGACGGGGCGATCATCGTGGGCCTGGACACGGCCAACTACCGGGTGCTCGGCTTCAAAATCCGCAACAGCAGCAGCACGCCTCTGTCGATCACTGGCGGTTATGGCGTGGATGCCGCGACTGGATCGGTGGCAAGCATCATCGACACATCGGGCAGCGTGGGCAACATCTATCAGACGCCAGACCATGTGATTGCCTATGCCACGGGGTCAGGTTTGTCACCGGCTGAGAGTGCAAGGCTCATGCAGACGGCCCTGGAAACTACGGCGCAGACCGCCGCAAGCAATGCCGCGCTGGCTGCTGCGCTGAGTGCTTGACATCGGCGATCTATTTTCGATTACACTGCGGTCATCGGTAAGGCAAGGCACGAAAGCCCTTCCACTTTTTCCGCCCTGTCAGAGCGACATCTTGACGAAAGCGTGGCCCTCACGGGTCGGTTATCGAACATAGATTGCGAAAGGATGCCATCATGGCATTGACCAATTTCGCTGCTCTGACCACAGAGCAGAAGACCGTCTGGTCGAAAGACCTCTGGAAGAACGCCCGGAACATGTCATTTGTGAACAAGTTCCTGGGCAAAGGCCCCAACTCCATGATTCAGCACATCACTGAGCTGAAGAAGACCGAGAAGGGCGCCCGCGCTGTGATCACTCTGCTGGCCGACCTGCAAGGCGACGGCGTGGCCGGTGACCGCACCCTGGAAGGCAACGAAGAAGCGATGCAGACCTTCGACCAGGTCATCCGCATCGACCAGCTGCGTCACGCCAACCGCCACGAAGGTCGCATGGCCGACCAGAAGTCGGTGGTCGAGTTCCGCGAGAACAGCCGCGACGTGCTGGCCTACTGGCTGGCCGACCGCATCGACCAGATGGCTTTCCTGGCCATGTCTGGCGTGTCGTTCGCCCGCAAGAACAACGGTGCCCTGCGCGTCGGTTCGGACCTGCCGTTCCTGGAGTTCGCCGCCGACGTGGCTGCACCCTCCAACGGCCGTCGTCTGCGCTGGAACTCTGCCAGCGGCAACTTGGTGGCTAACGCCGCGACGACCGCCGTGACCGCAGCCGACACGCCCGCTTGGGAGATGTTCGTGCAGCTGAAGGCCTACGCCAAGGAACGCTACATCCGTGGCGTGATGGATGGCGGCCAGGAAACCTTCCACGCCTTCCTGACCCCCACGGCCATGGCCAAGCTGAAGCTGGACCCGACCTACATGCAGAACCTGCGCCACGCTCAAGAGCGTGCGAACGGCAACCCGCTGTTCACCGGTTCGAGCGTGAAGATCGACGGCATCTACCTGCACGAGTTCCGCCACGTCTACAACACCTCCGGCGCCGCCTCCGGCTCCAAGTGGGGTGCTGCCGGCGACGTGGATGGCTGCCAGGTGCTGTTCTGCGGCGCTCAAGCTCTGGGCATGGCCGACATCGGTGCCCCCTACTGGGATGAAGAGGGTTTCGACTACTCGAACCAGCAGGGCATCTCGATCGGCAAGATCCTGGGCTTCCTGAAGCCTCGCTTCCGCAACATCTACGAGGACAGCCTCGAAGATTTCGGTGCCATCTCTTGCTACACCGCTCAGTGATGAGCAGGCCGGGCCTCGCGCCTGGCCAGTAGCTGCCAAGCCTTACAGGAGCACACCATGCCCAACGCAACTCTGAAACTCGTCAGCGGGCGTCAATGCCCGATGTTCGCTGAGATCGCCTTCGATCACACGCACTTCCAGGACTCTGCAGTTCCGGTCCCCGTGTTCAACCTGCCCTTCGGCGCCCAGATCATCGGCGGCGCCGTGATTGTGGATACCGCCTTCAACAGCACCACGAACGTGCTGGACGTCGGCGATTCCGCTTCTGGCAGCCGCTACGTCAACGACGTGAACCTGAAAGCCACGGGGCGTACCGCCCTGGTGCCGACGGGTTACGTCAGTGACGGGGCCGCCGTGTGGGCGACGCCGGTGGCCACCGGTACCGCCCCGACTGTGGGCGCCGGCCGCATCCAGATCCAGTATGTGATCAAGGATCGCGCCACTGAGAACCAGCCGAACTGATCTCAACCATAAGCGGGGCTTCGGCCCCGCTGTCACAAGGAGCCTGCCATGATGTTTGTTCTCGCCCGCAACAAGATCGTTGCGACCCTGAGCGGCCATGCCATCGAATTCAAGAAAGGTGAGCCCACCTACGTGCCTCGCGATGCGTGGGACGAGGTGATCGCCGTCGGCGCCGTGCCCGCCGAAGAGATGCCCGAAGACGAGCCCAAGGCCGAGGCGCCCTCGGACCCGCACGAGCGTCAGGAAGCGCTGTTCAGCGCCTTCGAGACGATCATGCTGCGCCAGAACCGTGGTGACTTCAGCGCCACCGGTGTGCCCAGCACCAAGGCCATCAAGTCTCTGGTGAGCTTCCCGGTCGATGACCGCGAACGCCTGACCGCCTGGGAGAAGTTCAAGGCTGAACGGGGCACCGCATGACAGTCGAGCAGCTGCTGACCCTCTTCCGTTCGGAGATGGCCGATCAGGCTGAGCCGTACCTGTGGTCGGACGAAGAGTTCTTCGTCTACCTGGACGACGCTCAGAAGATGTGGGCCCGCTGGACGGACGGCATCGCCGACGCATCGTCCGATCTGACGCAGATCGTGGTGCAGGCGGGGCAGCAGTGGTACGACTTGGACAGTCGCGTGCTGAAGATCCGCACCGCCACTCGCGCCGACGATGGGCGCACTCTGGACATCTACAACCCAGAGGACCTGCAGTACCGTGGCGTGCGGTTCACCGGCCAGCAAGCGCCTGTGCGAGCACTGATCCAAGGCATGGAAGATGGGAAGCTGCGGGCATGGCCCGTGCCGTCGGACGACATGACTGTCGACCTGACCATCTTCCGCCTGCCTCTGGAAAGCATCGTCGACGAGAACTCCGTCCTGGAGATCGCCGAGCACCATCACACCCATCTGCTGAAGTGGGTCCGTTCGCGGGCCTACGGTAAGCAAGATGCCGACACCTTCGACCGCGTCAAAGCCGCTGAGTTCGAGGCCGCGTTCCGAGACTACTGCAAGCAAGTACAGCGCGAGCAGTCGCGCGTGCGCCGCACGACTGGGACGGTCCAGTACGGCGGTCTGTGATCCTGGAGAACCTCATGAGCGAACGCCTGCGCCCCATCAACGACGATGACATGCTCATCGTCGACACCGAGAACGGTGACGTCCTCGGCATCCAGCCGCACCACAAGCCCGACGATCGGGCCGAGTTCAGTAATTTTCGCCGGGGGCTACTGCTGGGCGCGCAGCTCCCGAACGACGCTTTTGCGAAAGTAGCCGTTTTGACTGGCTCCGGGTGGGAGGGGATTTTGGTGCAGGAGCCCTCGATCTGGTACGACGGGCAAACCAAGCGCTACGGCATGTACTACAGCGGCGGAGGGCTGGCGGGCATCGCCTACGCCTACAACGAAGGGCACCCCCTGAACGATCAGTGGGTCAAGGTGGGCGCAGGTCCCATCATCCCTAACACAGCACACAGTTACTGCCATGTCGAAGGGCGGACGCTGCACCTGTACACGCCGGTGGGCTCCAATCTCGCCCACTACACCGCCAGCATGGATGCACCGGAGACGCTGACGTTCCAGGGCAACGCGGTCACGGGCTTCCCGGCCGGTACCGATGCATGGGGCAATCCGTCCATCGTCAAAGACCCTGATGGTCAGTACTCCATGTTCCTGGAGCTGCGGCAGGTCAGCTCTGCATCATGGCGGGTCGGGCGCTGGCGTTCGCCCACCCTGGCGGGGCCGTTCGTGTTGTCCGGCGCTTTCCCGATTGCATCCCTGCATGAGGGCCTGCGCAATGGCTCAATCGACCAGACCGGCCGATTCTGCGGCGGTCCGTATGTCGTCTATGAAGACGGCGGATACACCATGATTTATCACGGAGGCTTCGCGAACATCCTGAAGCCGACCGAGTTCTTCAAGGCGCGGTCTGTGGACGGTGATACCTGGGTAGTTCTGAATGGCGGCTTTCCAATCATGCGCCGTACCGTGCGGTTCGAGGACGGTCAGGTCGCAGACTTTCACTTTGTGACAGGCCCGCATGGGGACTTCGCGTTCTGGACGGGCTACAACAACAACGTGGACGCGCCAGTGTCGGCCATCCTGGGCGGGCAGATCAGCTACAACCCAGTGCAGGTGAACGCGGGAGCGGTTGAATGGTTTGAGACCGACAGCTATCTAGGTGCAGCCAATTTGGTCAATCGGGAGTGGGCCAGCTTTGAGCTGACAGGAAACGCGGCAGCGAACCTGCCTGTGGCGGCCATTGGCACCCGCGTTCGCGTCACGAACGCAGGAACAACGCCGAACGGCACGACAGGCGCAGTCGTGGTCACGTCGCGCAACAGTGACCGTATCATCGACCCGGCCAACGGGGCCGAGGTGACCACGCTGAACGTCCCTGTCGGGCAGACGAAAACCTTCGTGTGTCGCCGGTTCATCGGGGGCGCTGGCGCGCATGTGTGCTGGTCCGTGATCTAAGGTGCCCCATGCAAGACCACGCCAACATCGACACCGCCGTCGCTGCTGCCGCGTCGAAGGTGACCTACGCCGGGGCCGGCGCGAGCTTCTTTGGCTGGATCGCTTCCAGCGAAGCTGTCTCACTCATCGGCATCTTGGCAGCAATCGTCGGCCTGGCGGTCAACATCTACTTCAAGCGGCGCGAAGACAAGCGCCAGCAGGAAGAGCACGAGGCCAAGATGCGTGCCATCCGGGGGGACTACCTGTGAATAAGGTCCGTGTCATCGCCGCCGCCCTGAGCCTGAGTGCTGCCGGCATCGTCGGCATCATGACGCGCGAGGGCTTCAGCCCCGTCGCATACCCGGACCCGGTCCACGGCACGCGCGTGCCCACGATCGGCTTTGGCAGTACCGAGGGCGTCAAGATGGGCGACACCGTCACCGTCGTGCAGGCCGCCCAACGCACGCTGCGTGAAGCCGGCAACTACGAGCGGTCGCTCAAGGCCTGCGCCAACGTGCCGCTCTACCAGCACGAGTACGACGCTTATGTGGAGCTGATTCACAACATCGGCGCCCGCAACTTCTGCACGAACCCTCGCACCGGCGGCCCTGGTGTGATCGTTCGGCACTTGCATGCCGGTGACTACCGTGGTGCCTGCGAGGCAATCCTGCAGTACAAGTACGCCGGAGGTGTGGACTGCTCCACGCCCGGTAACCGCGTGTGCTCAGGGCTCTGGAAGGACCGCCTGCGCACTCGGGCGAAGTGCCTGGGGGAGTTGTGATGGTTGACCGCCGCGAAGTCCTCATCCTGGCCCTGGGCTTGCTGGCCCTGGCCTTGACGCACCTCGCGGCGTATGCGTTCGGCTGGCAGGCTCATGTTCGTGATGAGGCCGAGCGCCGCGCGACCAGCCGGGCAGCTCTGATTGAGCTGGAAGCGAAGTACCGCAAACAAGGAGAGCAACATGCCGAAGTCGTCCGCATCCTCAACGAAGACCTGGACGAAGCTCACGCCCAGCTCGCCCGCCTCACGACTGGCCGTCGCTGTCTCGATGCTCCTGCTGTCCGCGTGCTCAACCGTACAGGTCGAGTGCCCGCGCCTGCCGCCCGAGCTGATGAAGCGCCCACCGCCCCTGAAGGACCTCCAGATGACGGGCCAGAGCAGTACGCCACAGACTTCGACGCAGCCGCAGCGATCGCAGAGTGCAGAACCCAGTACGCAGCGGTCGCAGACCAACTGAACAAGATCATCGACATTGAGCAGGAGCGCACTCGTCGAAGCTCGGACTGAATGACTCAGGCCCCAGTAGAGGGTGGGCCGTCATCGGAGCGGGAACCTCTGACCCAACCCTCTACCGCGCCCGCAAACGCCGGTCTCCTTGGGCGTTTGCGGGCGCACCTATTCCACTATCTTTGATCGAGCGGGTATAGAATCGCCCCATGTCGACCCAGCAGACATTCCCCGACGTGACCCCCGGCGTCAGCAATCGGTTTGCCCCGGACGCCCTGGCCACTCGGCTCGCCTCCAACATCCCAGCATCGTATATGCGGGATGCGGTGAACTGCGACCTGACGTCGAAGGGGAAGCTTCTGCGCCGGCAGGGGTACATCAACCTGAGCGAGCTGCCCACGCGGTGCGTCTGGGGTGACGGCAAGCCTGACGGATACGCCGTCGTTGCCGGGCAGGTCAGCCGACTGACATTCACCCCCGCGCTGGTCGTCGAACCGCTCGCCGCAGCCGCCCCGGGGCACGTGTCTTTCTCTCGGGCACCCGACGGCAGCGTTGTCTGGTCTGACGGCGTGAGCATTCAACGTGTGTCCCAGACCTCCGCACCGCTCGTCCCGCAGACCCCTGCCGTGCCGGATATCACCGTAGGGTCGGGCGCGTTGCCGGCAGGCCGGTACATGCTCGCACTCACACTGTTCTCGGCGTCGGGCGAAGGTGCCCCGACCTGGCCGGTACAGATCGACGTGCCTGCCGGCGGGTCCATCACCCTGTCGAACCTCACGCCGGGATCTCGCATCTACGCGACCGGGCCGAACGGCGAGGTGATGACCTACGTCGGGGCATCCATCCTCGGCTCGTTTGTCTACTCTGTGATCGACGACACCGGCTGGCCTCTGGACACAGCGGGGCTTGTCGCCATGCCTCCGGGGCGGATCGTGCGCCATGCGCTTGGACGCCTGCTCGTGGCCTCAGGTAACACGCTCTTCATGTCTGAGCCGTTTCGGCACGGCCTGTACAACCCTGCGGGCGGCTTCATCTCTTTCAAGGCTCCGATCACCGTCGTGGCGCCCACCTCACGGGGGGTGTACGTGTGCGCGGACCAGACCTATTGGTTCGACTCGTTGCCGCCTCAGGCGTCGCCGGCCGTGCTGCCATTCGGCGCAGTGTTCGGTAGCGACGTCGCTGTGCCGGGGCCGACTGAGGGTGTTCAGCGCTGTGCCTGGATGAGCCCGCGCGGCATGGTCTCCGCGTCCGAGGCAGGTGAAGTCGAACTTGTTCAGGACGCAGCCTTGAATTTCTCGCCCGCAGCTCGCGCCTCGACAGTGCTGCGTGAGTCCGCCGGCGAACGGTGGTTCGTGTCGTCGCGTTCCGGCGTGGGCCCAATGATTTCCAAAGCCCCTGACGCGGGCACTTGACTGAAAGGAAGCGGCCATGGTGCCTATTCAAGGACTCAACCACATGCTCGGCGTCACGCTGAAGCAAGAGACTCAGGTGCCTCAGTGGTACGTCGGTCTTTTCGAGGGCGACTACACGCCCACGCCTGACGTGACGGCGCAGACACTGCCAGGACTGGCCACGGAATGTACGGCGTACACGCAGTCCGCGCGAGTGCCGCTGGTGACCGGCGCAGTGGCTGCAGGCGCAGTGTCGAACGCCAGCAACCTGGCCGAGTTCAACTTCAGCTCTTCGCGCACCGTCCGAGGTGCGTTTATCGTCTCCGCGCCGGCAAAGGGTGCGACGACGGGGGTGTTGCTCGCGGTCGTGCGGTTCCCATCACCTCGCGTGATGGCTGCCGACTCCGTGCTCCGTGTGTTTGCCGGCCCGACCGGTGTGTCCATTTCTTCCTGATAGGAGTCAATCATGCCCATCAGCATGTCCACCGGCCTGCGCAACCAACTCTTGGCAGGAGGCAGCCTCAAGAGCATCTTCGATGCAGGCAGCGAGATCCGCATCTATGCGGGGGCCGTGCCGGCATCCGCGAACGACGGGATCGGCGCAGCGACGCTGCTGTGCGTAATCCGTAACGGCGGCGCAGGCATCACGTTCGCATCGTCTGCAGCCGCTGGCACCCTGGAGAAGAACCCCTCCGAGACTTGGAGCGGTGTCAACAGCGCCAGCGGCGTCGCCACGTTCTACCGTCACGTCTTGACTGCGGACAGTGATGCCAGCAGCACTTCGGCGCCCCGGTACCAAGGGGCGGTGGCTACTGTCGGTGCCGATATGAACCTGACCAGCGCTTCGTTGACTTCGGGCGCGACGCAGACGATCGACTTCCACTCTGTGACCTTCGCAGGTTGAGGAATGTATGCCCGTTGCAGTAAGCCATAGCTTTCTGACCGTACCGTTAGGTCAGAACCTGATCGGCACGGCCCCTGCGACGGGCCTTCCGTGGGCCAGCGCCATCAGTTTCTTTCCTGAGACTAGCGGGTTCGAGACCCCATTGGTCGGGGATGGAGTAGGCGTCAGGGGGCAGTACCTGGTTGGAAGCTACGGCCGCTCCGGGGCGGTTAAGTCGGCGTTCGACGCGCCAGCCAGCGCGAGCTTTGAGGCGACCTTGTCCCTGGACGCACCTGTACCTTCTGCGGGGCCGTTCTGGGACGTGCTGGTATGCGTGCGGGGGCGGACGGTAGGCGAGGTCGCCGGATTTGCGCTGTCCTTCGGCGACGGGGCAGTTACGGCTGTGGGGATAGCGTTTAGCCCGACCGTCACGGAGTACTCCGAAACAGTCCTGTCGAGCGCTTCGTTCCCGGTTGAAATCGGGTTCTCGCTCGACAGGTCTTCGGGCGACATGTCGTTCTTGATAGACGGGTCTGTGATTGCTACCGGCGTGGGTTTCGCAGCCGCTGTCGATGGGGTCGAAGAGTTCGACCTCGTGGTGTTCGCTTCGGCTCCGTTCATCTTCGGTGAGTCCACGCAGACCCCCCGCCTACTGTCAGTCGAGCTACTGTCGTCCGAGGCAGTCACTTACCCGAGCGGCGGCGGCGGCGGCGGCGGCGGCGGCGGCGGTGGCGGCGGCGGTGGCGGCGGCGGCGGCATCACGCTCCCGGATGCCGACTCCTACATTCAGGCGACGTTCGCTAGTCCCGGGAACTTCACACGCTATGAGCTTGGGTTCGACGAAGTTGTGACTGTTGTCGAGGCTCGCCCGGTAGAAGAGGTTGTCGGCCTGCCTCCGATGGTGCTGGTGGCGTACGGAACGGACGTGGGCAACCAGACCCAGGTGGCGAGCGTTTCGGGCGGCCAGCTTGTGTTGCAGCCCCCTGAGTTCGGGCCGTTCGACAGCCAGCTGGTGACGGTGAGCCTGATGCCTGAGACCATCTTCCAGGCAGCCTTGGGCAGTGCATATGTTGATTCGCAGGGCGACTTCCCTCCATTCAACCTGTTCCCTGTCCCCTCGGCCGTTACTTTCGAGTCGGCGACCCCCACGGCATATCTGCTCGAGTTCGCTCCTGTAGACGGAGATGAGCACGGGCACGGGTTTTTCGTACAGATCAAGGAAGTGGATGAGTTCACGCTCGCTGTGGCGGGAACGAACGTGACTCGCCCCTCGCCGTTCTGGCTGCCCAACATCGTCTCTATTGGAGCGGGGCGAATGGTCACGCTGGCCAACACGTCGGGCGGTGCGGTGGTTGTCGACGCTTCCGTAAACACCGGGTCCGACAAACTGGGGCCGTTGAAGCGTGTGACGACTTCGAACATCGAATCATACGCACCGACGTACGTTTCGCCGTTCAAGATTTCTTTTGCCCCTATCGTGATCGAGCAGTTTTGGACAGGCTTTGTCGGCACCTACGAGGTGCCGTGATGAAGCTCGTCAAGTCACGCGGGAAGTGGACGCCCCAAGGCAGCCGTAAAGCTCAGGCACTCGATGCCGTCAAGGCCCCGTACCTCCGCGCACGTGCGGCAGACGGCGCTGAAGTGCGCAAGTCTGGACACTTCCTGACGACGTTCGGGAAGGTTCCTGACCCGGACCAGCTCGACGGGCTGTATTCAGTCGGCCTTGGCATACTGGTCGAATCTGTGACCGGGCGGGGCACATTCAAGCAACACCCTGCGTTGCCCGGGAGCGCTTTCGGTTTCTTCGGCGGCGGACTCGCACAGATCTCTCAAACTACGTTCCTGGGGAATGTATCGAACTTCGACGGGCGCGCGGTCGGGCTCTACGATATCGTTGCATCGACCACTACGGGGGTCAGGGCGCCGAAACCACGCTTCACTCAGACGTCAACCGTATTACCCCAGGGCGACAACTCTCTGGGGGCGCTTACTGGCATGCGCACTGCGCTTGTCGGGGGAGTGCCGACCCGCCAGAACCTGATCGAACGGCTCAGGCTCGTCGGCGGGCAGCTGATCCCCAATGTTACCGTCTTGACCGAAGGCGGGGTGATCAGCGTCGACCTACCGTACCCTCCGAACCAGCTGAACAGGAGGCCCGAGCTGGCGTTCTTTGGGCCTCAGCACGCAGTCGTCATGTGCCCGAGCTTCGTCCCCGATTACTCGGGGTCGGTCGTGAATCTGGCTGCTACGCCGGGACTTAACTTCTACTCCAGCGCTGATGCCGGGCGGACCTGGGCGGCTCAGGACATGACCCCCGTGTTCGGCCCTGAACTCGCCTCTCTAAAGAGCGTCCTACTTCCGGCCGCATCGGGCGGAATCGTCCCGCTCTGGAACTCAGCTTTTCGCCGCGCGTTGTTGCGAGGGTTTAACCCGGCCCCAGATGTCTGGATGTTCTTGGCCGTCGTGCCGTACATCGTAACTGTAGGCGCAGGGGTGCAAGGGCGGGTCAAAGTGGGTGTGCGCGACCAGAGCACGGGTGCGTTCGCCGTCTCGCACACCTTGTTTGACGGACCGATTGACCGTGCGCTCGACTTTGCTACCGGGGGAGCGATCGAGTGGACCCGCGACGATGAGCCCGGACTCCTGCTGTTTACGCGGCCGGGGGTCAGTACCGCTGACCGCCAGGACCAGCCTCGCGATGTGCTCTGGGTGACGCCATCGACCACAGTGTCGCTCGGACCCATGCCGCTGGCCAGCAAGCTCACAGGCGGCGTGACCGCACTATCTCGGACCGTACTGACGTGCCCGATGTATGACGGTGAGTACTCGCTGTACGTCTCTAACGATGGTCACCAGTGGCGAAAGCGTGCCACACTCTTTGCAGGTGGCGCCACGCCTGGGGCAGCTTTGCAGCTGACCAACTTCACCTTGCTGACGACCTTGCGCTTCCGTGGGCGACCGGCGCTTCTCACCCCGCAGGCTCCTTGGGCCAGCGACTACCGTAAAGGGGGCCTCTGATGTCAAACAACCTCATTCGCGCCGGCTCGTTCAGCATCACGCCTGCGCAGCCGGGGCGGCCGTACCAACCCGCATACACCGTCGTCGAGAGCTATACCGTCACACAGATTGAGTTCACCCAAGATGTTACGTGGGTGCGAGCATTTACGTTTGGGGATGGGAACGTAGGTGACGGGTATGTGAGCCAAGGATTCGAGACGTGGTTCCCAATCCCCCGTGGCACCGACACGCTTTTTTACCTGTCCGACAAGACGGTCAGTGTCCGGCGAACGATCCCCGCGCAAGAGGCCATCCCTGCCCGCCCTGAGCAGCGGATCTTCTACCCCCCAGAAGGGTGGACCGCGTTCGCACGTTCCGTGCGGAGCGTCGGTAACGCGATCGCTCGGTTCAAGATCGCCGACCGCAGCACTGTAGCTATCGGTCTGGCCAGGTTCAGCCAGCCGGTCTCGGGGTACGGCCATATCCCTCGCGGCTTGCTGTTCACGGGCTCCTCTGTGCGCAACCTCCGCACGAACGAGAACCTGGGCACGTACTCCTCGGAAGACACGTTTGACTTGCGCCGCGAAGGCCGCACGCTGACGCTGATGCAGGGTGAGGATGTACTCGCCACGGAGGAGCTGCCATTCGGTGCGGAGGAACCTCTCTTCTTGAGCGCAGCGCTGTACGGCTATCAAAACGCCGTGCTCGACCCTGAGTTCATCGACATCAGCCAGAACGGCACGTCGGCGGCAGTGTTCCCGGCCCTCCGAGGACGCACGTTCGAAGGAACTTACGACTCGTCCGAGGCCGTACTGCTCGGGATCACTGCCAGCTCAGGTATCCTGCAGCGCAGCGTCGCAGACCTGGGCCGGATGTACGCCGCGTCATCGAGCAAGCCGTATGCGAGCAGCTTCGCCCGCTTAACCGGCCTGTCTGCCGCCTCGTACGCAGGGTCGTGGGCTGTTGAGCGCCCGAACGAGTCCCAAGCCGTCCTGAACCCGATGGTCGGGGCGAGCAACATGCTCAACGGTGGGCTGGGTACGGGCGGTGCAACTCTCGTAGGAGTGGCCGCCCTCAGCTCAGACCGTCCGCTCGGGCTCAGCCGCGCCTTGCTCACGTCAATGACTGCACGCTCGTGGGACGCATCTGTTGGGCGGGGAAGTGTAACGACAGTGTTCGGTATCGACGCCGGGCTCTCCAGTGTCGCTGTCTTCGACACGCGCGTCTTGCCCGAGTTCGGCATCGACTTTGACCTGAGCGCGACTGATGCCGCCGATGAGGTCGTCGAGTTCACCGCTGGGTTCAGCGTCGCCATGTCGACCTCCACGGAGGAGGTCGTTGATGCGCGGTCGATCTTCTGGTTCGAGGTTCCGATCGATGTGCCTGGGGCATTCGTGGACACCTGGGTGGCCAACGCCTCGACCGGTGGATCGACACGGTACGAGAATTACCCCTTCGAATCACTGGCCAACATCGGGGGCTACTATGTGGGCGTCAGCGACGCAGGTATCTTCGAACTGAGTGGTGACAGCGACGATGGCGAGCCCATCAGCGCCCGCATTGACTTCGGGCTCAAGCGCTTCGGATCTGACAGGCTCAAACGACTGGAGCAGATCTACTTGGGCATCAAGTCGGATGGGCAGATGTACGTCAAGGTCAGCGCAGAGGGGGTCAGCTACACCTACCCCATGCGCGACTTCAGCCCTGAGCTGCAAATCCAGCGCGTGACACCTGGTAAGGGCATGCGTGCCAACTACTTCGGGTTTGAACTCGGCAACACCGCTGGCTCGGACTTCGAGTTCAGCTCTATCTCAACCCTGGTCGCCGAGACGGCGCGGAGGATCTGATCATGTCGTTCACTGGCGGTGCATCGCAAGTCGTCTCGGACGTTTTCAACCTGCTGTGGGACATGGCCCAGAGCCGGACCCTGGAAGCCCAGAACCAGTCTCGGTCGGCGATCCAGGTCGCGGACGCCTGGGCCCCGGTCGTGGTCCCGCAGATCACCGGCAGCGTGGCCCTGCCGCAAAAGCCGGACATCGGGCTCGACCCGTCGGAAGCCGTGCGTGAGTACGATGCCATCCGGCAGGCTCTGGAGGTGTCCTTCGGTACCAAGCTGGAGGACTTCCTGACGCTGTACTTCCCTCAGCAGGCCACGTACACCAAGGCCATGGACTGGCTGGATCGGGCGATCGATGGCGGTGTCGGAATCGACCCGGCCATCGAGCGCCAGATCTGGGAACGTGACCGCGCCCGGGTGGCGCTGGATGCGCTCAGCGCTGAGAACGAGGCCGCCGCGACTTGGGCGAACCGGGGCTTCAGCATGCCCCCCGGCATGCTGACTGGGCAGATCCATCAGATCCGCCTTGATGCTCAGCGCCGTCTGGCTGAGCAGAGCCGTGAGGTCGCGGTGAAGTCCTTTGACACGGGGGTGGAGAACGCTCGCATCGCCGTGCGTGCGGTCCTCGACTCTGCCCAGACGGCGCTCAACGCGGCGAACGAGTACATCAAGACCTTGATGCTTGGCCCTCAGCTCGCGTCTGAGTTGGCACTCTCCCAGGTGGACGCCCGGGTGAAGCTGGCTCAGTCCTTGACCTCACTGTACGCTGCCGAGGTCTCCGCTGCGGACCCGGCGGTGCGGCTGGCTATCGCCCAGGGCGACCTGCGCATGCGGGGCGTGGAGGCCGACAGCCGCGCGGCTACTGCTGCGCTGGAGAGCCGCGTCCGCGCGGCCATGGCCTACGCTGAGATGCTCGGCGCCCAGGCTGCTGCCGGGCTGAACGCACTGAATGCGAGCGCCTCGATCAGTGGTAGCGACACTACCGTCCGCAATCTGGACTTGCCGGAGTAAGATCGGGCGTGGTTGAGAACCTCTTCCGATGACCGCAGGGTAAACTCGACCCATTCCACCGGAGCTGAGGCGATGAAGGTGATCACCAGGAGCACCTATGGCCACCAAGCGCCCGCCTCGCATCCCTGTCCCCGAGGTCACTCAGTTTGACCCGCTGCCGGACACACAGAGCCTCCGCACCCCCCGCTATCAAGCGCAGGGTGCGCCGGCTCAGCCGTTTGCCCCGCAGAACCCAAACGTCACGCCTGAGCGGCTG